GATATGGCTGCTTCCCACTTTGGTTGGATGGCTGTATCAGGTCCACAAACTGTACTTACTTCGGGTACACTTGTAGTAGGCAACCACGCTGTACCTCTGGGTGCTGCAGGTGCTGTAGGTCCAGCGGCTGGTGACGTTATTCAAGTAGTTGGTACAGTTATGATTGTTAACGTAACTACTGACTACTCGTTGATTAACCTCTACGGTATTGTCTAAAGCTCAAACATAAAGAAGGGGGAGTTACTAATGTCCACACCAACTAAAATATCTGTAACACCCCCTTTGGGCAAACGTAACTATCGTAAAGAATACGATAACTACCACGCCAAACCAGAGCAAAAGAAAAAGAGAGCCTCACGCAACGCTGCACGTAATGGCAGTAGCGCAAAACCGGGGCAAGACGTTCATCACAAGAATGGCAATCCTTTAGATAACAGGAAGGGCAACTTAGATGTTGTATCCCCTAGCTCTAATAGATCGTTTCCTCGTGATCGTAACGCAGGAAAACGTAGGAGTTAAAACACAATGGTTGACCAAGCCGCATTGGTAGGAGAACACTTAGGATGGACTGTAGAAACTGCAGTTACTTTAGGTAACACTGCTACTACACACGTAGTTTGCACTGACGCTAAGATGGTGCTTATTGAGACAAGTCACGCTTTAGATATAGGTTTTGCTGCAGCAGAGGCTGACATTACAGATAACGACATTATGTTACCTGCTGGTGTTCACAGTCTTGTTGTACCTAAAGCTATAGGTAATGCTACAATTTTAAATTACAGACGGGGTAGCGGTTCAAGTACGCTAGTTCGTGTTGTATTATCCTAAAAAGGGGAAAAAAGAAGATGGCTAAGAAAGAAACACTAGGAGCCTACCTTAATAGAAATATTAAAGAAAAAGGTAGTACTCTTAAAAAAGAACAAAAACGAGGTGAGAAGTACACAAGTATTGCTTCTGCTAAGAAAGCTGGGTCTTTGTACTACACTAACAAAGCTGGCAAGATTATGGCTGCAGTTTATGGTGAAGACTTGAAGGTGCGTCCTGCAGCTAATGAGTTGATGAACTCTGGAATTAAAGTGACTAAGTTAAATGCTCGTAATAAAGCAGATAGTCCCGGCAAAGGTAGTGATGAAGCCATAACGTATGAGGGTGGCCCCGCAGCCCAAAAGAAAGGCGTAACTAAAAAAGATAAAACGGTTACGGCTAAAGTAAGCCGCCCACCTTTAAAAAACAAAGGCGGTCCTGTAAGTAAGAAGCCTAAAGGTGCTTACGCTGCAGGTGGTATGCCTATGGTTATGAAGGGTGGCGTAAAAGTACCAGCCTTTGCTGCTGACGGTAAGGGTAAGATGAACATGGGTGGTATGGCTAAGAAGAAACCTGCAGCTAAAATGATGGCTGGTGGTATGGCTGCAAAGAAAAAACCTGCTGCTAAAAAGATGATGGCTGGCGGTATGGCTAAAAAGTCAGGCTATATGTATGGCGGCATGGCTAAGAAGAAGAAGTAATATTGTGCATAACGGGATTGCATTCTTGTATGTAGTTCTTTAAGTCAAACTATGGTATAACTCTCCTTGTGGTCAAACATAAGGAGAGACACCATGTTTAAGAGAATTATCAAGGCTATTCAAGATGGTCAAATGCGTAGGGCGCAATACTGGCAGTTAGTTAATATGTCAGACTCTGCTCTTAGAGATATAGGAATAACACGTAATGAAATTAAAAAAGTCCTCTACGACAAAAGCCAAGCCTAAAGCAAAAAGTGGTTCCACTGTAAATGCTGCAGGTAATTACACTGATCCTTCTAAACGCAAACAAATCTTTAATAGAGTAAAAGCTGGTGGCAAAGGCGGCTCACCGGGGCAATGGTCTGCACGTAAAGCACAGATGGTTGCTAAGGCTTACAAAGCAGCAGGTGGAGGGTATACATCATGAAGGGCGTAAAGCATTATAAGAAGGACGGTACTGAACATAAAGGCGGTACTCACAAGATGCCTGACGGTTCTTTGCACACTGGTAAAGCACACAGTAAAACAAGTGTAAAATTATTTCACTATAAAGACCTAAGTAAAAAAGCAAAGGCAAAAGCTGATGGCACTAAAAAAGTCACAAAAAAGTCTTAAGTCTTGGACTAATCAGAAATGGAGAACCAAAAGTGGTAAACCTTCTACACAAGGTCCAAAGGCTACAGGAGAACGCTACCTTCCAGCTAATGCTATTAAAGCTATGGGTACTGGGGCATATGCGGCTTCTACAGCTAAAAAGAGAGCAGATACTGCAAAAGGTAAGCAAGTCTCTAAGCAACCTAAAAGGGCGGCTAAAGCTTCCAAGCCGTACAGGAAAGTAACATGAGTAGAGTACTAAACGAAAAGCAGCAACTCTTTATGCAAGTCTTGTTTGATGAGGCACAAGGAGATGTTGTACAAGCTAAGAAGTTAGCAGGGTATGCAGATGGCTCCGCTACTAAGACTATTATAGAGGGCTTAAAAGACGAAATCTTTGAGGCTACAAAGACTTACATGGCACGACTTGGGCCTAAAGCGGCTGTAGCTTATGGTAGTGCTTTGATGGACCCTACACAGTTAGGCGTTAAAGAGAAGATGGTAGCTGCTGGTCAAATATTGGACCGTGCTGGTGTAGTTAAGACTGAGAAGGTTGCTGTTGAGGCTAGTGGCGGTTTGTTTATTCTACCTCCTAAAGAAAGTAATGATGACTAGGTTCTTTCCGTTTAATGACTTAGGTTATTGGATGCTACCTAAGCCTAAGAAGTTAAGGCACTGGGAGAGGATACCTCGTTTAGTAAAGGTTGTACCTTTTGGGTACGAGATAGACCCTGAAGATGACGAATGGCTAAACCCTATTGAGAAAGAGTTAGAGCTATTAGAGCTTGCAAAGAAACATTTAAAGCAGTATAGTTACAGAGAAGTAGCTGCTTGGATTACTACACAGTCAGGCAGAAGTATATCTCACATGGGCTTAAAGAAAAGGGTTGACCTTGAGCGAAAACGTAAAACAACTGCTAGAATCAAACGTGAGCTTGCCCAAAGGCTCCAAAAAGCAATCACGCACTACGAAACGCTCGAAAAAGAAAGAACAGGTTATTGCAGCTACGCCGACTAAAAAAGTTTCACGTGAAACAAAGAAAGTTCCAGCTACGGTTATACCTGCGCCGTATGACGTAGAGTATGCACAGAACATTGTCTTTAAGCCTAACGATGGGCCACAGACAGACTATCTAGCTTCTAGTGAGCGTGAGGTTCTGTATGGAGGTGCAGCGGGTGGTGGTAAGAGCTACGCGACACTAGCAGACCCCCTACGTAGTCTTAACCATAAAGAGTTTAGTGGCCTACTTGTACGTCACACTACAGAGGAACTTAGGGAGCTTATACAGAAAAGTCAAGAGTTGTATCCTAAAGCAATTCCCGGTATTAAGTGGTCAGAGCGTAAGTCTCAGTGGGTTACACCTAGAGGTGGTCGCATTTGGATGAGTTACCTAGATAAAGACCAAGACGTTATGCGCTACCAAGGACAGGCGTTTAATTATATTGCATTTGATGAGTTAACTCAATGGAGTACACCGTTTGCGTGGAATTATATGCGCTCACGTTTACGTAGTGCTTCACCTGAGTTAGGTTTGTACATGAGGGCTACTACAAACCCCGGTTCTGTTGGACATCAATGGGTTAAGAAGATGTTTATTGATCCGTCTGAGCCTGACAAGCCTTTCTGGGCTACAGATATTGAGACAGGGGCTACACTAGCATACCCTAGAGGTCACACTAAAGAAGGTCAACCTTTGTTTAGGCGTAGGTTTATACCTGCAAGTTTGTTTGATAATCCCTACCTAGCTGATAGCGGTGATTATGAAACTATGCTACTGTCTATGCCAGAGCATCAACGTAAGCAACTACTAGAGGGAAATTGGGATGTTAATGAGGGTGCAGCCTTCTCTGAGTTTAATAGACAAATTCACGTTGTTGACCCTTACGATATTCCTAATAGCTGGACGAAGTTCAGAGCTTGCGATTACGGTTACGGCAGTTGGACAGGTGTTGTGTGGTTTGCCGTATCACCCTCTGAACAGCTTATAGTTTATAGAGAAATGTATGTCACCAAAGTTACTGCTACTGACTTAGCAGATTTAATATTAGAAGCAGAGTCAGATGATGGCACCATAAGATACGGCGTGTTGGACTCGTCCCTTTGGCATAAAAGAGGTGACACTGGCCCTAGCCTAGCAGAACAAATGATTATGAAGGGCTGTCGCTGGAGACCTTCTGATCGTTCAAAAGGGTCTAGGGTGTCAGGCAAAAATGAGATACACCGCCGTTTGCAGGTAGATGAGTTTACAGAGGAACCCCAACTCGTATTCTTTTCTACCTGCACCAACTGTATAGCTCAAATACCTAGCATTCCTTTAGATAAACGTAACCCTGAAGATGTAGATACAAACGCAGAAGATCACTTGTACGATGCTTTGAGGTATGGTATCATGACAAGACCTAGAAGTTCCTTGTGGGATTTCAACCCTTCAACACAGAGAAGCGGTTTTCAAGCTGCTGATCCAGTATTCGGATATTAAATATGGACCCAGATGATTTCACAACAGACTTTGAAACTAACTTAGAGTC